AAAGAAGTTATAGAAGAATGGCGGCTAATTGCAGGGTACAAAGGACTATACGAAATTAGTGACTTTGGCAGAGTCAGGAGCCTGAACTACAACCACACAGGTCGAACACAGGTGCTGAAGGCTGGAATGAACACACAAGGCTACTTGTTCGTTTGCCTCTACAAGGATGGGAAACACAAGCTTTACACAGTCCATCGCCTCGTGGCCCAAGCATTTCTCGCCAATCCTGACAACATGCCTGAGGTCAACCATATCGATGAATGCAAAACGAACAACGCTGTGAGCAACTTGGAATGGTGCACAAGAGCTTACAATATCAACTACGGCACAGGCATAGCGAGACGAGCTGCTGCCTCCAAAAGCAAACCTGTTCAACAATTCAGCAAGGACGGGACATTTGTGGCTGTATGGCCGTCAACGATTGAGGCTAGACGGCAGACGGGTATTAATGAAAGTCATATTTGCGCTTGTTGCAAAGGCAAGCTTCACACAGCAGGTGGCTATCGCTGGCTATACGCATAAAATGCGCACCGTCACGAGCACCACTGGAAAGCACAACAACCACAATCTATTGAATATCAACACAAAAGCCATACCTACTATATGCTTCATCACGAAATAATTGAAAAAATATAATGTTAATGATTATTAATTAGTTAGCTGTTTGTAATAATAGTCCTATCTTTGCGCTCGTTAACTTAATACGAGCACCATCATGCGCACCACAACAGCAGTAATCAAGCTCTACTTGAAGAGCGGAAAGACCCTTGCAGACGGTACAAACCCAATCATGTTGAAGGTAAGTTTCAAGGGCACAAAGGAACGGGCAACGGGCTTCTCTACCCTGCCCAAGCAATGGGACGAGCGAACAGAACAACTCAAGAAAGGCTATCCCAATTATGTGGCCGTCAATGCCATTCTCCGTCAACAGAAAGAGGATGCCATGCGGGCAAGGGATAAGCTCGTTTCTGACGGCCTTTTTCCAAGCCCAGAGGCCATCATACAGGCAGCGTTCCAACAGCCCGTCAGAGAGCAAAAAAACGACCTTTTCAGCCTCGTTGACAGGTACGTTGAGGCACAGCACTTTTCAAGCAACACAGTCAAAGGCTGGAAAACGTTTAAAAAGCACATCGAAGCATTCAACAGAAACCTAAAGCCAGCTGACGTAAACGACAGCACGATGAGCCAGTTCGCGGAGTACCTGAAGGGCAATGGTCTGGCAGAAGGAACGATATTCCTTCTTTGCGGAAAGCTGGTTGCGCTGCTGCACTATGCTGTTGATATGGACGTCATACCACAGTTCCCAATCAAGCGCTACAACTACGCTAGGAAGTTCGTTCGCAGCCATAGCGAAATATACATTCATTCAAGGGCAATGGACTACCTTTTCCAGCTTTACTATGAAGAGGTTCTAAACAGTGACGGACAGCTCAAGTACGACCCATTCGACGACAAAAAGGTCTATGCCCTGTACGCATTTTTGCTGGGCTATACGTTGAAAGGATTATCGCCAGTTGACATGCTCAAATTGAAGTGGTCAGACATAAGGATGAAGGTCATCAACGGCAAGCACTACTACGCCATAGACGGACATAGACAGAAAACACGTCAGCCGTTCAAAATACGGCTTCCATTGGACGATAAGGCAACTGACGTACTACTTAGCCAGATGCGGAAAAAAAGCCCGTCAGAGGTGATAATTCAATGGACGGAAGGGACACTGAGGTGGCACAGGGATGACCTGCAAGAGTGGTGCGATAAGGCAAACGATAGGATACGGAAATACAACGCCAAGCACCCAGACAAGATAGAGGAAATCGACACCAAGAATATCACTTTCTACGCATACCGCCATAGCTACATAATGAGCCAGCTATTGGGAGGGCAGTGCAACTTAATCAGATTAGCCCAAGAGACGGGAAAAAGCTACAAGACCTTGTGGCAATATATGTCCCAAATGCAGGATGAAGATTTAATTTAAAAAGTTCTTCAATGATTTCTGTTTTAGGAATATTTGCAATATATTTGCAATATGGGACAGAATGTTGAAGAATGGGTACCAATTGCAGGGTATGAAGGCTTGTACGAAATTAGTGACCAAGGACGAGTGCGAAGTTTGGACTACAGGTGCACAGGAAGAATCCAAGTGTTGAAGCCTGGAATGTACGGAGGTGGTTACCTGCAAGTTGGACTCTGTAAAAATGGCAAACGCGAACACTACAAGGTTCATCGCTTGGTCGCAGAGGCATTTTTGGCCAACGCTGAGGGCTTGCCTGAAGTGAATCATCGAGACGAAAACAAGCAAAACAACTGTGTCGACAACTTGGAGTGGTGTGATAGAAGACACAACATAAACCATGGGACAAGGACTGCGAGGCAAGCTGCTGCCAAAAGCAAACCTGTTCAGCAATTCAGCAAGGACGGACGTTTGATTGCGGTATGGCCGTCAGCGACTGAAGCTGAACAAGCAACAGGTGTACATCAAAGTCATATCAACCAATGTTGCAACGGACGTCCACACTATCATACAGCAGGAGGCTACGTCTGGAAATATGCATAAATAGTCCAACTTTTTTTATTTGTCCATACTATTGATTCCCAACAGGTTACCTAACCTGTTGGGATTTTTTATTGCTTTTTTTCGCCAAATTCGTATTTTTTTGGAAAATGCATGTATTTATAAGTAAAGCAATCATGATATGGTCAACAAATACTGGAAATGGCTGGCAGAGCACTACGATGAACAGAAGGAAAAGCTGACGAAATATTGTCATCACAAGCACATGACATTCGATGAGGATATCTTTTCAGATACACTAACGAAAGTGGCAGAGAAGATACAGAAAAAGGGAATAAAGGATGACACAGACAAGGGTTTCGAGAATTACCTGTTTAAGTCATTCAAAATAAACACCATACGCGATAAACAGTACTCAAGAAACGCAAAGAGGGACGATAATCAAGCAGAGGCTGTGAATGAATTATGGGAGAGCTGGTATAACGAGCACCACGAGACAGAGGATGAGAAGCTGATAAGAGACCTCAAGAAGGACTTTTCGATACTGTACCTATCAGATGCAGTCATACAACAATTTGGCGAGGAAATTTGTCATTTATTCCTCACGAAGTACTACTACCAACTCACTTATAAGCAATTGTCAGAGAAATACAAAAATATACCCAAATTAAGGGATAAGCTATTGGAGGTTAAAAGGTATCTTCAAGAAAATGTCACCAAGGAAGATATAAACCAAGCGTTCTGGCAGAAATATGGAAATTTAATTAACTAAAGTAATAATATAGAATATGTTAGCATTTAAATTCATTTTACTGATAGCCAGCGTCCTGATAGGCTATTTTCTAGGATTTTTTCTAACGGACACAGTAGACCTGTCGAAGTACAAAACACTGAATTTCAAGGCATTTACCTGCCGTCCGTGCCTCAGCTTCCACATAGCCTGGGTCAGCTCAACGATAACTGGCCTGCTTATGAACGACTGGATAATGGTAGGAGTAGGTATAGCATTCGCATTCGTGCTGTTCGTGGGCCTGAGAATAGACCAAAAGGAAAAGACAATAACACTGGAAGAATATGAGGAATATGAGAGACAACGACTGGAGAAAGAGCAGATATGAGAAAGCTAAACGAGAGGAAGAGTTCGTCATGAGTGCGTTAACCATAGCCATAGGTGGTGCGTGCTCTGGCGGCACTCTCGAAGATGATATGAAATCCCACATAGACCTATGGTGGGATTCACCAAAAAAAGGTGTAATTGGTATTGACGTGAAGGGCATAAAGGCTCACAGCACAAGCGCACACACATTTGACGATTCGATAAACTGGCTCGAAATTCAAAATACGTTAGGTGAAAATGGCTGGTTGAAAGGTGAGGCGGACTATATCGCATTTAAGACATTTACTGACGTGATATTCGTTAAGAGGCAGAAGCTATTGGACTGGACGCTTAAAATGATTGAGGGTAAGGAAATCGTGCACGAGACTCCCACAGATTATTACATTCCCTATAACCGCAGCAAGTGGGGGAACAAAGATATTGTGGTGAAATGTAGAACGTCAGACCTTCGAAAGCTGGCACACTTTACCATCAGCAACGTCTGGTATGATAAAATTAAGAGACAATAACTTGGTTTTCAGGATATTTGTACATATATTTGCACCATGGGACAGAATTTTGAAGAATGGCGTGATATCGCTGGTTATGAGGGAAAGTATCAGGTAAGCAGCTTGGGAAATGTCAGGGCTATGAATTATCATCGAGAAGGACGATGCCAAGTGTTAAAGCCTGCAATGGACAAATATGGCTACTTAAAGCTTTTACTCTGCAAGAACGGCAAACACAAGAATCACAGTGTTCATCGCTTGGTCGCTGAAGCATTTATCACCAACGCTGAAGGCTTGGAACAAGTCAACCACAAGGATGAGTGTAAAACGAATAACTGCGTCGACAACTTGGAATGGTGCTCTTGTGAGTACAATCACAGCTATGGGACGAGGACTGCGAGACAAGCTGCTGCCCAAAGCAAGCCTGTTCAACAGTTCAGCTTGGATGGAACATTGGTTGCTGTATGGGTCTCAACACATGAGGCTGAACGAGTGACAGGTATTTATCATAGCGCAATATGTAGCTGTTGCAACGGTGAACGTCATACAGCTGGCGGCTACAAGTGGCAATATGCTTAGACAAATATGTTTAAAAGAAAAGATATTATGATAATAAGTTCAGAAGATTTAGAGAAAATCGACAAGTTCGAGAATATTATGAATCGAGGATTCTATGCCGCTGGCACTGAGGTCACAGACCTTTACAACAAGATATTCGACCAAAAGCTATCCTATACCAACTGTTCATCCTGCATTCGCACAAGGATAAGCAAAATGGCCGTTGCCAAGAAGAGATACCTCGAACAGCTGGCACAAGCAGAGGAAAATAAACAAGAAGAGAAGAAGGAGGAAACGACAAATGAGTCACATAAAGGGAGCGATGGCGGTAAAAAAGGAAAAGGACGCAGTAAGAAAGCAAATGCTAACGGCTGAAATCGTAGCGGACATCATAAACGGCACGAGCAAGTTTGATGTATTCGAAAAGTTACGCCTTGGGGTATACGAGTTTCAGGAGCATCCATATAAGGAAACTAGCTGCTATTTATGGTGGAATAAGGCTCTTGAAAGGCTGAAATTCTCGAACGAACAGGACGTGTCAGAAAAGCGTGCAATACTGTGGAATCGCTACGAGGAAGTGTATAAGGAAAGCATTGATTCAGGCAACATAATGAACGCTCGCGCTACCCTCGACAGTATGGCAAAGACCTTTGGGCTGCAAGATGTTGAAAAAAAGGAAATTAGCGTGACTGACTTTAAAATAGAGTTTGGATTTGGCGATGAAGGTTAAGTTCGATATCAAACTAACTGACGGCCAGAAACAAGGTTACAAGCTATGCCATGACAAGGACAACAAGATAGTAGTACTATGTTTTTCGCGCCAGTGCGGCAAGACGGTGCTATGTGAAATCCTGCTAATCGAACAACTGTTCAAGCCTAACACGTACAGCGCATACATCAGTCCTACATTTCAATTGGGAAGAAAGGTGTACAAGGAGCTATTGCAGCTATTGGAGCAAACGAATATAGTGGCAAAGGCTAACAGTTCAACCCTGACGATTGAAACGGTATTTGGGAGCACACTGCAGTTCTTTTCTGCTGAGTCGCCACAGGCCATCCGTGGTACAACGGTAAGCGGATTACTCATAATAGACGAGGCGGCATATATCAAGGACGTATTGCCAAATGGAGAAGATTTCTGGGGCAACGTGGTCATGCCTATCACCAAGGCAAGAAGGCCAAAGGTAGTGCTGGTATCAACGCCAGCAGGCATGAGTGGTTTTTATTTCGACTTTTACAACAGGGCGTTGAATGGCGAGGAAGGCATTGTGGCATTGAAAAGGACAATTTACGATGACAACCTCGTGACGAAGGAAGAGATAGAAGAAATTAAGAGGACGATACCAAATAAGGCTTGGCAACAGGAGTTCGAATGTGTCTTTCTCGCGTCATCGCTCACGTTCTTTGACGGCTTCGAGCATTGTTTTGGCAAGTATCAATACCACCCCAACCAGCGCACGTGGATAGGAATAGACCTTTCTGCTCAGGGAGAGGATGAAACGATACTGACGAAGATAGACGAGGACAACAGGGTAAGACAGTACAAGATTTCAGGCACGCTTGACAGCAGATACAGACAAATAGCGGATATTATCAACAACACGCAAAACCTTACGGCAATATATGCGGAGAACAACGGACTTGGAGCACCTATGATAAATGAAATAAGGAAGCTAATCAAGCACAGGAACAAGCTACACGAATGGACAACGACCAATTCTTCAAAGGAGGAAATAATCTCGAATTTGGCCGTTATTATTGCCAATAAGAGCATATATTTCAATGAGGAAGACAAGGAGCTGTTCAGCCAGTTTTCCACGTTTATATGCAAGATTTCGAAGACAAAGAAACTTACATTTGGTGCCAAGGAAGGATTTCACGATGACCGCATACTATCACTGGCGATAGCACTCAAGGCAAAGGAAGACAACAGACAATCGCCAACACTGGCCTTTTTACAAGCTAACGATTTAACTATCAGATAAATATGGATGAAAATACAATAGACTACGGAACATGGACATGCCCCACAAGCTGGAACGACATAACCCTTGAACAATTGCAGAAGATTCAAGGGCTTTATTCTGGTGATAATCAGACGGAAAGGAATATCATAGATTATATTCACATTCTTACCAACCACACAAGGGAAGAGGTGGAAACATTGCCGTATGAGTTCACGGAAAGGCTGCTTGATGAAATGTCATTCCTGCTTACACCCCTGCCAGAGGTAAAGCCGTCCACGGAGGTATATGTGAACGGTGAGAAGTACGTTGCCAATACACAGGAAAAGATGAAGACGGGCGAGTTTGTTGCAACACAGATGGCATTGCAGAACGATGCCAATAACTATGCAGCCATACTGGCAATCATAGCAAGGAAAGAGGGGGAGAAGTATGACAGCCAGTTCGAGAACGAGGTATTAGCAGAGCGAATAGAGCTGTTCAAACAGGCAAAGGCACTTGACGTTATGGGACTGGTAGTTTTTTTTTTAGAACGCTACACAGTATTAGAGATGCCTTCCCTACTTGCTTCAGCGGTAGCGGAAGAAGTAGACGACCTCATTGCCAAGAATGGCGAGATTTCTCGAACAGGTGGGGTTGGCAATCTACTCTCTACCAAATGGCGAATGAGGAAGTTGAAAAAATTGAGAAAATCTCTGGATGGTATTTGCAAGATTTCCTCCAGCTCCTAGCTTATCAGATAGACAAGGGAGAGGCAGAGGATGCAGAGGAAAAATATCAGGAAGCTAAACGCAAGGCTAGGAAACACTCCTAGCCTTTCTTCGTATGTTTATAAGAAAAAAGACGTATGCTTACAGATTTGGTTGAATTAATCAAGAATATAGCCCTACGACACAAGGGCGTTAAGACATTCAGGTATCAGGACACGACCCTTAACAACGCACAGAACAACTATGCCACGTACCAGTTCTACCTTGATACGACCCAGTACCATGAATTGAATATAACTACCAATATATTCAAGGTGGAGCTTAACGCCTATATCTTAGGCCAGCCACAGCAGAAAGGGCAGACCATACTGGACATTCAGGATGATGCCTACCAGATAGCGTGCGATATACTGGCATACATAGATGTCAAGGATGAATACAGGGGCATTGTATCGCTGTATGACTACTCGATAATGACGATAGACCACTACTCGTCAGATGACAGTGCTGGCGTAAGGCTGTCAATAGTGCTGGCCATGCCCTCACCAGTCAATCTGTGCGAGCTTGATGACAATTTCAATGACGAGCCTTATCCAGAGCCTACGGAGCCTGATATTGACGTTCCAGAGCGCGAGGATAACGACATAACAATAAAGAAGGTGAAGCTTCCAAAGAATCCCTGCTAATGAAACTGGACGATATAAGGAAAGCACTCGCAGAGCTTGCAGCACAGGTAAAGGGAGAGATACTGGCAAGGCTCAGAAGCCCCATTGGTATAAACAGGGCAGCTAAAGGCAAGAACACCCTTGAGGGCAGTAACCTTGAAAAGAGCATTGACGTTTATACCAATGAGGAAACGGACGGACTGGTATTCGTAATAGCGGACTATTTCAGCTACGTCACTGGTGGTAGGAAGCATGGCTTAACCCCAAAAGGAGAAAATGTGTACGGAGCCATACAGAGCTGGGTCAGGCGAAAGAACGTCAAACTTGGCAATATGACGGAAAACCAAATAATCTGGGCTGTATTGGGAAAGCTGAAGGGAGGGACAGAGAAACAAAAAGGCAAACAAAAAGGCAAAGTACGCCTAAAAAAACGGGGCGAATATTGTTTGCCACCTCGTCCATTCATAGGAGTTGACTACGATTACAGCAAGTATACAGACGAGGTCATACCATTTCTCAACGATATGGTTGACAAATGGATGGATGACCTATTCGATAAAATAACGGAAGAGACAGATAATTACTTTAACAAATAAATAACAATGCAAGTTTCATTAAATAATACCACGGCAAGTATAGTGCTCCTGACAGGCAATGAGAACATAGTTACCTTCGATGAACCAGTGAATGGCACCAAGGCGAATGTGGTTTTGGCTTTCAGCAATAACCTTGCTGCTACTGTGACAGGCGATAATCAGTACTACATCACGTTGCTGTACGAGACCATTACCAATGTAATGGAATTTCGCAATGCAGGCAACAGGCGCTTTTGGATATCGACCACACCCACGGACACAGCTGCATCAGTGGCTGAAGCACTGAGAAACTGCCCATCCATAGCAGCAGAATGGCAAGTTACACAAAACGGATATTTGGTCTATTTAACAGCCAGACGAATTGGAAATAAGTTGGGGAATTACACCTATTGGCAGCGCACAAATATTCCAAACGGCTATCTTGCAATTCAGGCAGGAGATAACGGCTCAGCAACGACTCCACTGCTTGATGGCAAATGCAACCTGCAGATAACCAATGCTTCAACGGGAGAATTGGTCGCAAGACTCTCAAAGCAAATGTATGGGGAGTACACAGATTTTAACATTTCAGATGTCCTGAATGACGAATGCGTATACGGTCAAACCACACAGTTTACCATACATCCATCAACCATAACAAACAATGGCAGCTTAGCGGAATACAGCGATATTAACGTTTACGCCTTGAAGGGCTATGTCTGCAATGGCTCTCCACAGTACTTGACCAAGCTGAATTATCGCATTCTTTGGAACAAGCAACACAACGGCTCACAGAACATTAACTACTTGTACAACAACAAGCTGGAGTATTCACTCTTGACTTGGGCAACGAGTTCGCCATTGATATATTACAGGCTATATAACTCAGCGAATGAGCAGATATACGAAGCCTCACGAGTTCAAACAGTGGAGGGCGTGCCCACGATTAGCGATAACTCATTTACATTCCCTGCATCAACCTTTAAGGATGCATATTACGCTGAAATACAAGTGAGTAATGCAGATTCGCTGAGGTTTGAAATCATAAAGCCTTTGAACGCCACGGAGTATTTCCAAAGGGTATACTGGAGGAATGAGTTTGGTGGCATACAGTTTTTCGACTTCACAGCACAGAAGAGCGAGTCCTACACGGTTAATCAATTGACATATAATGTAAACAATTTTGATAAGTATAGGACAGATATCCACACTCCAACAGAGAAGATATACAGTGACAGCAGTGAAAAAGTATACACATTAACCTCACACTTGATGCAGCGTGAAGGAAAATACTGTTTCGACAGCTTGGCCATGGCAAAAGAAATTTGGACTGTCATTGGTGATGTGACATATCACATCATACCAACCTCCGTCAGTGTCACGGAGAACGACAAATACAACAACATATTTAACGCTCAATTTAGTTATCGAATAGTATAATGACGAGAATTGAAATATACATAAACAAGCAGAGGGCAGACATAATCGATGACGATATCCACCTGAGAATCAACAGGGAGTTATGGAACCCAGAAAAGACGGTGACAAAGCAGCTTGAGTGGTCATATAGTTTCGATTTGCCTGCTACCCAAACGAACAACAAGATATTCGCACACGCAAACGTCTTGTCAGTCAACGGCAAATATCATCAACGCTACAGCGCACAGGTGTACGCTGACGGAATCCTCATTTACGATGGTAGCCTTATCGTCAACGAGTACAATGGCAAGGAACAGAAATACAACTGCAACCTGGTGAACATCAAGATTGACACGTTAGAGGATATCTTTGGTGAGGAGGTTATGACGGACGGTGAGTGGTATGTGCCTTTCAGTGGTGTGCCTACTATTAACAGTGTCAACGCTGATATGACGTCGAAATACTTTTTTCCAATTATTGCATACGGAGCTTTTCAAAAGCTGCCAGTAGCTGAGGATGAAGTTGGCAAAACTTTTACACCCAAACACACTATTGACGGCTCGAACAAGTTTTGGGTCGAGAGCTTTTATCCAAGCTTGAATGTACTTGAAACGGTCAGGAAACTGTTCGAGAACAAGGGTTATTCAGTGGCTGGAAGCGCATATCAGGACGACACGTTGATGAATATCTATGCATCGACGAATTTGGCTGATGAACAGTCGCCCATCCTCAACGTGGGCAACCCCTTATTTGGTGATATTGAGCTAACTTGCAGGTTCAACAACAACGGCAAGCAGGCCAATGCGTATATCCAAGAGTTGAACTATAAATATGAGAAAGTTGCCAAGCCTGAGGCTGACAGAAGTCCTGACATTGCAGATTTCGAAACGGCAAAGGATACAAATTCATATGATTACAACTTTTCAGAGATTCTGTGGTGGAATATGCTGCAGAGCGAAAATAGCACAATCCAACTCGCTCACAAGGAGTACGTGTACGACCCATACGAATCGATGATAGTTGTGCCTGCAGATGGGTGGTACACTATTCGAATGGACGCCAATATTGTGCTTCAGCAGCCCACCCAGACCTTCAACGCCAACCTCACCACAACCAACTTTTCAGCTCAGACCATTGAGGAAAAAAATATTACACTTGCCAAGGATTTCACAGGCATTACACCCATTGAAATTCAGTTAATTAAAAATTATGACGATAATATAGAGCTAATTAAAGGTAGCACCAACGTCACATACTTCAACGGTAATCCAAACGATGTGACATATAACTATGACCGTGGCGCCAGACGATGGCGCGAGGGAGGCTATCAAAATAAGCATACGTGGCGCACGTGTTATCCCCACGAGGACCTGAAAAATGCAGATAACCCAACGAATAAGACAGACTTGCTTGGCAGTGCAGCAAAACAGATGTCAGCAAGCGATAGAAGAGCTCAATTTGCCAATCGCGGCATAGTTGGAAGTGGTGAAAGAGTGGATACATTTGGAACAACTGGAACAGGCACAACCAAGCCCTCAACGACCAATCCCAACCTCTTGGGCTACGTTAATCATCGTTCAACAATGGCCTATGACCCTGCAGTCTCAGAAGCCTTCGTATGCGGTTTTTCGTCTCTTTCAAATGGTACTGTGGCAGTCCAAAAGGATGGCAAGAGTTGGTCAACGTTGGGCACCACAAAATTCGATTGCATTGCCAATGTTGAGGGCTATAAGGCCCTTGGAAAGGATGGCTCATTGAGCGCAACCAATTTAAACAGAAATAGCTACAACACAGCAGGAAACACGAATTACTGCACAATATTGAATAGAAATAATCTTGTGGGAGTTGTACAATGCTGTGTTTACCTCAAGAAAAACGACCTGTTGCAGCTTGCACTCATAGAAAAAAGCTTTGACGAAGGTGTACAGAAATATGCGGTTGCTGGCGCTGTGAATCTACACATTAAGGCAATTAATAATACGACAAAAGAGAAGCTGAGGAACGACGCCACGTTTAATATGTTCAGCGAATCAAGATTCCCAACGGAGCTCAATTTGTTCAATTTTGCCAATAATCAAACTAAGAAGAGCGATTGGATACAAAACATTTTGCAAGCTTTTAATCTTGAGCTGACAACAGTTGGTAATAATGTGACAATTAACACGAACAAGGGCGTCAAGAAAGACTTTATGGATTACGCCGTCGATATCGACAACAGAGCTTCATCCAGTGACGCCATATCGTCACGTATAGACTATCCACGTAGCATGAGCGTGAGATATCGCATAGCAACTGGCGAAACTGGATTTGAGTCTTCTGTGCCACCTGAGTGGATAGATACAGACGAATGGGTGGAGCATGGAGATTCTGGCTATACTGTCGTGCAACTGTCTGACGACGCATACGTGACAGACGAAAATAATACTCAAACTCAGTTTAGCTACACGTGGTATGACACATTCAAATGGTATGACACCTCATATCCTATCACCAGCACAGGTTGGACGACAAACACAGCCATGACCATGGACTTGCAGCTACCAATTCTGGCTGAGAGCAGATATTTCATCGAGCTTCCAAGCGATGAGGAGGGTCAAAAACATGACGGGTATGGGCTAACTCAAAGATTTTGGTTCAGGCAAGAGCCTGATTCGACTGCATATGTAAGAGGTAGTGACGTGAATCACGAGATAATCCATCTCGCAATTCCAATTAATCAATTCAATGGCATTAACCTGTCATACAAGGATACTGAGAAGAGTATTCTTAGTGAATTCTTTAATTACCATCCGTTGTTGGACAGTAATTACGTTGAGATAGATGCCAGACTTTCTCCAGAGGAGTACAGAGCGTTGTGCGGCGGAGCAAAGGTACGATTCGATTCAGACATTTACTACGTCTCAGAGATTGACGGCTATGACCCCACGAACGAGAACGCTTGTACTTTGAAAATCGTGAAAAAGACTGATTGAAAATAGAAATGACTAGGGCACAACGTCCTAGTCATTTTTGTATTGCCATTTGTACCCCTTATATTGAAAATAATTAACCCATTTTCCTCTTTGTTTACTATAAAAACCGCCATTACAGCAATTGTTGATGTTTCCTTGATTAAATCCTGTCTGTTTTGCAGCTTCAGTTGCTGATGACCACTCTCTGACAATGATGCCGTCCAATGTTAATTGAAGGACTGGTTTACTACGTTTTATCGCAATTGTTTCAATGTTACAACGGATTTTTTTGATTGTTAGAGGATTATTCATATTTTCCTTTGGTGTACAGTATCTGAGATTTTCTGCCCTGTTGTCATCCTTTAATGTATTGATATGGTCAACCTCATATCCCTCTGGACACTCACCAATAAATGTTTCTGCAACTATACGATGAACAGACTTTTTCTTTCTAATGCCGTCTTTGTATAGTAAAACCCTTGTGTAACCATTTTTTTCCATATACGGTTTCAAGATAAATCCTTTTTGAAGTCTAATCCCTCCATTAACTTGAACGTACCTTTCCAATGATTTTACCCTACCCTCACTACTTACCTGATACAATCCCTCGTATCCTTTAATATCTCGCCATTCTTCCATATGTTAATATTAGAAATACTTATTTTAGCAAATATATAGAAAATAATTAAGAAAACCAAGAAATAATGCCCAAAACAAGAAGCTACGCCATACAAATAAATGGCATAGAAGAATCGATAAACGCGGTAGACAGCCTTAACAAAAAGCTTGCGACTTTGGAAGAACGTATGAACGCTCTTTCAAAGGTCGCAAATGTTAAGATGAGTACTGGTGATGATACAGCCAAGGAAAACCTTAAAGTTCAGAAGGATTTATCTGAGGTTGAAGGTGATGTCGTTAAGAAGCTTGAAGAACAGAAACAACTCAGAAAGCAGATAACACAAGAGGCAAAGGAAGCGTTAGCAGCAGAACGACTTTCAACTGGCGGTTATGGCAACACAATGGCTGGCTTAAAGCAAGAGCTGTCTGACATCAAGGCCGTTATGCAGCATACAGACCTTGGCTCGTCAGAGTTTCAGGAGCTTACCAAAAGGGCTGGTGAATTAACGTCAAAGTTGAAGGAGTTGGAAACTGCCTACGGACAGTGGGGTAGAAATGTTGGTAACTATACCAGTGCATTTGACGGGCTGTCAGAAATCACAGTGAAGGTTGGAGATACGGAGCGTGTATTTTCCAGTGTCAGGGAAGCATCAAGAGAGCTTGGTAACGAGTTGAAGTCCATGGTCATCAACGGCATGGAAGACACAGAACAGTTCAAGGTGCTGTCAGACGCCGTACACGATTTCGAAATGGCCACACAACGTGCAAACAGCGCTCTAGAAGACATGAAGAAATCGTCAAGTGCCATGGACAATTTGCTTGATACATTTGAAAGCTTTGGTGCCCTTGGCTCAATTGCTGGTGGCATGAAGGCATTCCTTGGCTTTGATGACGCAGAAATACAGAAGAGCATACAATCCCTCGTAGCCCTGCAAAACGTCCTAAAGGGCGTAGAAACGCTTAATAAGCAGATTAATACACAAGAGGGTCTTGGCAAATATTTAGCTAGCTCTAATAGGCAGATTGACCAATTTATTGCGAAGATAACTGGAGCGCAAGTTGCAGAGAAGGGTTTGGTTGCGTCAACTACAGCTGGTACCGTTGCGGTAAAGGCATTTTCAGCAGCTCTGAAGGCCATTGGGCTTGGCTTGCTTATGGGCGGCATAACATTGGCAGTTCAAGGCATACAGAAACTCGTTGGATGGATATCAAATTGGATTAAGGGCAACGCAGACCTTGTCAAGAGTGAGGATATAGTTAAACAGAGCGTTGAAAGAACAAATGACGCACTTGAGGAGAGGAATAAGGCGCTGCAGCAAAGCTATCTGCGTGGTGCGATATCTGAGGAAGAATATCTAAGAAAGAGTGCAGAAGCTACTTCACAGGTACTACGCGAACAGATTGCTTTAATTAAACAGATAAATGCGGACGAGGTAAAACAGATATTCTCTGGCAGTGCAGAAGACAGCACATGGGGCTTCGATTACAATGTCAAGGGACTTGAAGAAGCCACGAAAATGCTCGAATTATTTGGCAGGGCGCTGGAAGAAGACAAGGACATTGTAAGTTCAATGCGTGACCACTGGGATGAATTGACGGACGCGGAGAAGAGGATGGCAGAAGTGGGTAGTACAAGTCTGTCCACCGTGAGCGATACAAAGGATGAGTTTGCGAAGTTATCACAAGTGGTGGGCGGTCAGCTTATTCAGGAGTATCAAAAAGCTATGGACGTCATGGCTTATGACACCAAGAAGGGAGAAGAGGCTTTAAGACGTTTATACGAGCAGCTCAACGACAACAAGTGGATGCAGGCAGCCTTGTTCAATTTACCACAGTACATACCAAACGAACAGGTTGCAGCAAGAATGCAGGGATTGGTCAATATCATAAGGAATGGTATGAACCAAATTCAGACCGCTGCAAATGCAGACCTTGGACAGCTGATGATTGATGCGATGAAGGACGGCTTGGATAAGACGTTAGCGCAGATAAACAGAAATGAGCAGCTTGAATTGCAGCAATACAGGGGAAATCAGGAAGCTATCAAGCTCGTGCAGAAGAAGTATGCCAACCAGAGGGCTGCAGCCACGGAGGCAGAGAATAAGAAGCACCTATCAAGCGTAAAGAAGGGCAATAGGGATATCCTTGAGGCAGAAAAGCAGCTTACCAAGCTGAGAATACAGAATATGGCTGAAGGCTTGTCCAAGCGCCTTACGGAAATCGACAGCGAGTACAATATCGAGTATAACGCCATAAAGCAGAGGGGTGAACGTGTCAACGAGTTGTTGGCAGAGCTTGATAAGAAGAGAAGGAATGACAGGCAGAAGGTTCTGGACGACTACAAGAAGGACACGGAAGAGGCTTACAGCAAGATGTACGTTGCCCTGTTTAACCTTGAGCAGAAAACACTTGAAAGGGTAAGGGATACCTTTGAAGAGTTCCAGAAGAACAGAAGGTATCAGCTCGAACACCAGCAGGCAGAAATACTGTGGAATGTACAGGCGTTTAAGTACGATACAAGCACCACAGACCCAATGATTGAAGGCGCAGCACGTCAGCAAAGAGAATACGAGGCAGCAAGAGGCGCACTTGAAAGGATAGGGGCTCAGATGGACAACATAAAAGAACGCCTGAAGGAAATCAACGGCCTGAGTGGAGAAGAAAAGAAAAATGCTCAGAGGGAGCTTGATATCCTGACGCAGAAACTTGTATTGCTTGAAAAAGAACAAAAAACTGCACAAGCAGCCTTTGACAGAGGTAATGTCAAAGGCATGGGCGAGTATAAGGGTGATATAGAAGGCACCTATACTGTTCGTTTGGAAGCCGTAAGAAACTTTTATGCTAACCTTGAACAGCTTGAGAAAATGCATGCGGTCGATGAATCCATGGTTCTCAAATCCAATATGCAAAAGGAAATGGATGAAGAGGACAAAGCACATCAAGAGCGACTTGACAAGGCCTATGAGTGGTATAAGAGAGCTGTTGACATAGCAACGGAGAACGGAGATGATTTGGCTGAAGTTGACAAGGTATACCAAAAGATGCTTCTGCAGGAAGATGAAACGTATGAAATGCTCAGGCTGCATATTGGAGCGGAATACAAGCAAAAAGAGCTTGCATTAAAGCGCGATGAAGTTGAGCAGACGCAGGCACTCTATGCTGACATGTATTCAAGCCTAATACAAGAGGCAAGGGATTATACCGCAGCAGCAAACGAAAAGGCGGCAAAGACTGATGACATGAATGTATTCAGTGTCAGAAGCATACGAAAGCAGCGTCGTGAGGCAATTGCTGAGTATCAAAACGGGCTTGAAAAACTTAGTAGTGTCAGGCAGAATCTTAGTATAGATTTCCAGCTTGGCAAAATAAACTACAAGGATTATCAACAGTCGATTCGAGAAATCGACTCTGAGACGAAAAACCTGACGGAGGGTATAAAAAAGCAGACTGGTAAGCTTGAAGACGGTGATGACTGGGGTGACCTGTTTTCTAAGATTGCAGAATATGCCAATATGGCTGGGCAAATGACTAATGACATACTTTCTTCTGTATGGGACTATCAGGACAAGATGCACGAGAAGATGTTGAAAGACCTTAACGAGCAAATTAAAGCCCAAGAGGAAGCATATCAAAAACAGCAAGAGATAACGCAACAATATGCTGAAAATGTCAATTCAATCGAAGACGAGCTGTCCAATTCGCGTGGTGCCAGAAGACAGGAACTAATCGACCAGCTTCAAGCTCAGATGCAGGCTCAGCGTGAGTCACTTGCAGAAGAGAAGCGCATAGAAAAAGAGAAGAAAGCCCTTGAGAAAAAGGCAGACCAAGAAGACCAAAATCAAAAGAATCGACAGAAAAGACGCGACCTCACACAAGCTATCATTAATGGTGCCCTCGCGGTAACAAATGCCTTAACCACCAAACCGTTTATCCCAATGGGGTTGATTGCAGCAGGCATTGCAGCAGCAACCAGCGGTGTGCAAATTGGTCTGATTAAAAAGGCTAAATACGCAAAGGGCGGTCAGCTTGAGGGAAAGAGTCACGCACAGGGCGGCATACCAGTGGGCAATACTGGCATAGAGGTTGAGGGTAAGGAGTACATCATCAGAAAGGAAAGCACGCAGCCCAATATTGGTCTATTGGACTACATCAACAAGAGCAAGAGGAAGCTCACGCTTAAGGACTTTATCGACTACTACGACAAACCCTCGAAGATAAGGCAGAACGTATCAAGAATGAAGTTTGCAGAGGGTGGCATAATGCCAAACGTTGAAACGTCCACAAGAAGAGGTTCTGATGAAATAATTGATGCAATAGACAGGCTTGCAAACAGACCCTACTACGTATCAGTTGCGGAAATCAACAACGTGCAGGACAGAATAGGACGTGTTCAGACACTGGCTGGAAGAGAATAATCAAGTCGCCGTTGCTTTAGAGGAATTTCGCTTTAGGGACTTGAGAGGGGAGCTTGGCGAGGCTCCCCTCATT